AGACACATTCTTGCCGATCTTATTCCAGCGCGCCAACTCACCCGGAACAGAATCAAAGTTACCGGCGTTCAGTTTCTTCAGAAGGGTTGAACCACGAAAAGCGCCCTCGCCAACATTGAAGCAAAAGGACACAAGGGCGGCAAACTGATTGTCATTCAGGGTGACTTGGACCGCATCTTCCACACAACGCTGGAACCTAGCCAAGTCGCCACGCAATAGATTAACGGCTTCGGCTTCGCTAATGCTCATACCCTTCTTGGCTGTCAAGGTGTGACCGTAACCTATAGTCCACACATCAGCCGGGCAGAGATAGGCTTCCAAATGAAGCCCTTCCCATTGCTTGATAAGCCTCAAGCCATCTTGATTGATCTGCCTCATTTCATGAATCCCATCTTCCAGGCGGTTACAAGGGCAGTTACAATGCCAACAACCGTTCCAATCATCATAATGAATTGCCAGCCACCACTCAATTTATTAAGGGTTTTAATGACCTCATCAAGCCGATCATCCTGCCGCTCAAACCGAATATCCATATCCCGTTTCATATCACTTAAACGGGATTCCATATTTTCCATTTTCGCTGATAGCGAACCTAGATTCCTTTGGATTTCGCCTTCATTCATGTCAGCACTTCCAAGCTCTAAGGCTTTTATTGATTCGTGAATTTGGATCATTGGCCGTTTTGGCGCTAGTTAGCTTCTTCTTCATGCCCTTCATTCGGGCACAGAAACTATCGCGCCTTGGACCGCCCTCTGGTTGAGGGGGCTTTAATCCGGGCTTGCCGGGATTGGCCCTGTTGTATGAAGCCCGACCCTTAGCGTTTAGACCGCCTGCCGGGCTTTTCCCCTCCGCGCGTGTCCAGGCGGGGGTCTTAGGCATCTTACTGGACCAATGAACGCAGAGCCGAAAGAGAGGATTGGGTGGATGAAATATCCCCATCCATCGCTGAAACGGCCTCTACATCACCGCGATTAAACGCAACTTGACGCTGTTGCTGCGTGTAAGACAATCGGTTTTCAAGAAGCCGAATCAAATCCACAATGTTCATTTCACACCCCTTATGCAAAGAAAATATCGCCAACCACTTCATTCAAGCCAACCGCAGTAGCATCAGCATCGGCCACACCAGTAACAATCGTCAAACCAATCCCAGTTGCAAAACCGATCCCACCCTCAAGTGAGTAAGTTATTGTTGAATTGGGAGGAAGCGCGATTGTACGAACAACGCCCGTACCAGCAGTCGGAGCCGTGGCCTGATTATGCAATTTCACATACCTAAAGGATGCGGTGTTGTTGCTAAAAATCCAACCAAGCACACGACCCGCCGCGTTCTTTACTAGCGTTGGGTTGGTAGTGGCGGCAGAGACAATGTGCGTACCGCCCGCTGCGCCCGTAGCAGTCGCACGGTATTGAATCCCAACATCACCAATTGCCGACGTGCCAGCAGAAGCAACAGGAAGCGATGAGTTGGTGATAAAGGCTGGAATTGAAGCGGAAACATCCGTAATCGGGCGTTGCGTCCACTCCACACGCTCACGGGCATAATCAAAGGCCCGCATATAAGACACACGAAGTTCGGTGCGCCTAATAAGACCACCACCACAGTTGATTGTGGCAAAATCATCCGGAAGCGTCATGCTATTAGCAAACGGCAGAACCAAAGTCAGGGTGGTTGTTGCTACGTTGGCAACCTTCCAAGCACCATCAATACCAAGGGTGGCGCCCGTAGCGTTATCTCGGCAACCAACAATATCGCAAGTATCCCCAATCCTCTCCGCCGAAGTGCCAACCCAAGTGGCAGAACCAACCAACACAAGCTGGCGAGTGCCATCAGAAAGGGTGGAAAGTGCGGCAGATTGAACGGCAGGAGCCGCTACACCAAGGGCGCTAAGTAGGTTGCCGCCCTGCACACGAGCCACAAAGCCACCGTAGGTAGTAGCAGTCACGGCGCCACCCCAAACAACCGTAATTGTGGTTGCATCCACCACAGAAGCAACCGCAGTAGCAGTCGCAAGATTGGGAAAGTTAGTAAAATCCCGCGCGCCGTAAGCCACAATTAAATCAGCAGTGGTTAGATCATGCGGGCGATCAAACGTCACCGTTGCCGTGGTAGTGCCGGTCTTTACAGCGGAAACAACCTGTGCCACCGGAACAGGGTAAGAATCCGCATTAGCCGCACGAAAACGCAATTTATACTTCTTGTTTGGACTTGGAACAACGCTTGTCCGGAGCAAACGGGAAGTGCTGCCAGACAGAACATCAATAGCCTGATCTTGAACTTGGACACGATCAGCTTGGAGAATAAACCTATACTCAGTTGTGGGAGCAAAGGCATATTGATATGGCGAGTTCACAAGCTGGACAGAAGCCGTTGTGCCTATAGCGACAGAATGGCTACCTGCGATAGTGCCGCTTGGGAAGGCATCACCGGATTCAGACCGCGTGTAAAAGCTGGCATTAGTGGCGGTGGCGTTTTCAAAAATCAACGAAAGGCCATCATTAGCCCCACCAAGGCGCGGGCGATGATATACATAACCCGTAGTAAACGGACCAGCAGTTACCGAAGGTATAGTGCCGCCAGGGCCAGCCGTCGCCGTGAACTGATTGAGCGCCGGTACTGAAGCCACCACCAGGGAATTGTAATTCATTCGGCTGTCATTGACGCCAGCAATACCAATCGCCTTGCCAACAGAAAGCCCGTGATTGGTGGTAGTCGTCACTGTCAAAACTGTAGTGGTTTGGGAAATGCTAGAAATTGCAACATCTGCCTGCGAAAACAAAGAAGAATCGGTGCTGACAATTTCAACCGAGAAATCTTGACCCAAGGTACGTTGAGACATGCTGAGGCCAATAGCAGCCTCAATCGGCATATCGAGCGCAAGCGAACTCTCAATATAACTTTCCGTACCAGCATTCAGCGGAGATTTGCTAAACACCAAATAGGAGGCAGATGCGGCATTACCATCTACATAAGCATAGTCACCGTCCTGAAGGCTTTGAGAATATCTCCCGTTATTCGGGTCATACGCTTCAAAGGCATCACGGAACTTAGTAGTTATGTTACTTGAAATAACATGAGCCGCACCATTGGTAGCGTTCCATTTAGACGATCTACCAGTATCGGTATCAACTAGCGGGGCAAATCCAGCCATCTAAACCTCCTTTAATTACAGGCTGTTGGCCGGATTTGCGGAGCCGTCCTCAAGACGCTGAACATAATTCACAGTGACAATCGCTCGGCCAGCCGTAAGAGTGGCGGTTGCAACAGCAACACGAACAAATACCTGGGTATCAGCCGTGGTAGAGGTCTGCCAAGCAAGCTGCGTAGCAGCGGTCGCCGTGCCAGTAAAACGACCACCAGCTGTGGTAGCAACAGCAGCCATCAACTGAGCGCCACCAGAAGCATTACCAACAGAAATGGTGGTGGTGCCCGCTGTAGCGGCAACAACTTGATCCACGAAAATGCTAACAATCTGCGCGCCCTGCGGCAAACGGAAAACTGCCGTGTCGGTATTACCAACAATACGGCCAGTTAGATCGCCAGAATCCCAAGATTGAGAAAGGACAACCAAGCCCGTATTCCGGGCTGGGCCTTCTTTATTGGGTCCAGAGCGAAGCGGGCCAGAAAAAGTTGAAAAAGGCATTGCCTAAACTCCTGCACAACAACCATACCATCTGTGCTTGTCTGCCGGGGCAGTTGGTATGGCGAGTTAAAACCCGGTTACTTGCTTATAGTGTAATTCCAAAAATAAAAGCAAGGTCTTTATTTAGAAAAAAGGGGGCCGAAGCCCCCTTTCTTGTTTGGTTCTGTTAGTTAGAACCCGGCGAACCAAAAATCCCAAGCGGATCAGAAACACCAAAGGAATAACGCTCACGCGCCTTCCAACGGATATTGCCGGTATCAAAGTCACCGTCGCTCTTGGTTTCCTGAGACACACGAACAAAGTGCTTCATACCATTCTGAACGTCTGTCTTAAGGAACCAACCATTCGGATCAGTTAGGAAGTGGTTGACCGTGTAGCCTTCAGGGATGGACCCGTTGTTCTTCAGCGCGTTAATGTCGTTATCCGAAGTCCCGACACGGAGTTCCGTTTCGAGAATACGGCTAGCGATAAAGGAAAGGGCCGGCGGAACAATCAACTTGCGCGGCTTGGCTGCAAGCAGCAGGCCGCGCTCGTCCGTCCACAGGCTCATTTGAATTACCGCCGCCTCAAGGGAGGTTTCATTCAAATCAGCGCCAGTCGTCGGGCGGTTGCTGTTCACGCCACCATTCACCAGGGGGTGAGCCGTGCTAAACAGGGTCACACCATCACCAGATTGGAAGGTGGTGAAGCCCGTATTAAGCAGGGCGGCAGCCTTGATCTGCTTCGTATAGGCCATGGCGCGGGCCAGGGCCTTCGTGTAGCGGATCGAGAGGCTCTCATACAGATTGTCCTCAAACGCTTCTTCCGTAAGGGAGAAGCCAAGGGCAATCGTTTCATGGGTATAGCGGGAAATGAAAGCCTCTTGCGCGTTATCATACGCAATGGCCTGACCTTCCGACTTCACGGGGGCAGCCCCGAAGCCAGAAAGTTTCACTTCTTCTTCAAAGGCACGCTCCGAGGTTTCCACCTCGTAGATTTCCTTATGCTCTTCCCCATAGCGGGCATATTCCAGGCCGTACAGAACGTTCAAGCCCGGCAGCAGTTGCTTAAGCTGCTGTGCGCGACTAATAGCCATATCTCAGCCCTCCTTACGTAGCTGCCGTACCGGCTGCGCCGGTATTGCCTGACCGATGGAAGTGAGTGTTAATACGCACAACTACATCGGTAAAAGCGTCACCATTGGTGACAAAATCCACGATCCGCAATGGGAGCGTGTTGGTGGTGGCAACGCTGGACGCCTGCAAAGAAAGACCAGAAGCCTGATAGCCAGAGCTACCGGCCACAGTTTGAATCAGCGCAGCATTGCAACCAAGCACAGTTTGAGTCAGAGAACCATTAGCCTGCACTTGAAACAGCGCGTCAGGGTCATCCACGACATAAGCCTGAATGTCCGGGGCCACGGTATTAGCCGGATACGTTTGACGGAAAATCTTACCAAACACCGGATCGGTGTAGGTGCAGCCGACAAACACTCCAACAAAACCAAAACCACCGCCTGTAGAAGTTACAGTCGTAGCAGCCGTGGTGGCGTTCATGCGGGCAATAGTGCCGCGTGTACCGCCAGTGTTGGTGATAATAACCGGATCACCATTTTGAATGCTCACGGCATAGCCGGAAGGAATCGCATAAAAACGAGTCGAACCAACGAAGCCCTGCCCACCCAAAAGGTTGATGGGATTAAGCCCATACGGAGCAGATGTAACAGCCATCTACTTTTCCTTTCAGAAACAGATTGAGATATGATATGAAGCCATCTTCATATCAGCGGTGCCCCAGAACGCGACTGGACCGCTCGGGTCGCAAAAACCCTGTTCCAGCAGGCGCACGAGGATCATTCTCCCGGAATACGCTATTGTCCACGGATTCGATTTGCTGCCGTGTCCAATTTTCATAATGCCTTGCGCGCTGGTTGATAATTTCCGCAGGGGCCTTGCAGAGTAGCAAATTACCAATAAGGATATTTTCACTAAAGTCTGCATTTTTCGGGCGGCGGGCCTTAATCTCGGGATGATCTTTTGCGAGAACTGGCTCATAACCCTCATTCATTTGCGATGTGACATTATCGGCCTGATCTCGGCCTCCTGCCGCAACGCTAACCCATCGGAAAACATAACCATCTTGCGGGTTTGGATCGGGGAGAATTGAAGGGGGCCTCCAAGAAGCTACGCGCTCCGCATTTTCACGGAGGTCCATGGAACGGGGGATGCGATCAGCCATTGGGATTATCCTTCATAAATTGCTCAACATACTGTTGGGGTGTGATTCCAAGCTTGCGGATAAGCTTCATCGTGCTTTCCGTTAGACGCACTTGGCGGGTAGTATTTTTAGCCGCCCGATTAGCGGGGGCCACTACCGATGGAGCCTTAGTCGTCGCGTCACTTACCGACTCAGGCCGTTTCCCGAAATACTCCGGAAACCTTTGACGAACTCGCTCGTCAATAGTTTGATAATACTCATCCGACCGGGGGTCAACATTTTTTTTTCTTAAAATGTCTGACACACCAAAAGCATAAGCAGTCATTTCTTCTTCAATATCACCTTCCGCCTGGAACCAATTACTATTGGCCTCATACCATTTTTCGGCCTTGGCGTCTGGCTTTGGTGGCGGGGGAGGAAGTTGATGAACTTGGGCTTCAGGCTCCGGCGCCCGATAACCTTTATACCGCTCATTTTCAACGATAGACCTTTGAAGTTGCTCATTAAACTCCATGAACTTC